TACTTGCCGATATACGCCCATCACGGCACCCTTTGCAGTAAATTTCTCTCTCGTGCTTGCCGGCAGGAGGCAGTTTGGGACCGCCCAAGTAACCTGCGCGAAAACCTTGATCATATGGGTTGTCCATAACATGCCTCCTAACCTTCCTTAATCCATTTTTCCATCTTCTCAATATGCTTGTCTACCGCAATAATAAGTCTTTCGACTTCGGCAATGTCGGCAGATGTTACGGGTACATCTTTATTATTTTCCATATCCTAGAACGGTATATCGTCCTCAGAGAAGTCAATTTCACTACTAAAACCGCTATTCTGCGGAGGTTTGTTGCTTGCTTGTCCATCCTTATCTTTCGGGTAATCTAAAAACTTTACAGACTCAGCAACTACTTCTGCCGCTTTGCGCTTATTACCTTGATTATCTTCATAAGAGCGAATTTGTAAGCGACCTTCTACCGCCACTAAGCGACCTTTACTTAACTGACTAGAACATATCTCGGCCAATTTCTGCCATGTCACTGTGTCGATATAGTCTACTTCTTTTTCCTTAGAGAATGGACGGTCAACGGCAATACTGAATTTAGTCACCGCTACTCCGCTTGGTGTATATCTAAGTTCCGGGTCCCTTGTTAGGCGACCAATCAGAATAATCTTATTAAACAATTAATTACCCTCCTGCTGTCCTTCCATTTCTTTAAGTTTTGCCTGATCCTCTGCGTATACCTGTTTAAGTTTTTCCATCAACTCAGAAACTTCTTCACGCGACCAATCCGAGAGGCTGGTAATCTGAGTTTTACGCATAGCACTAGCAATGGCGTGAACATCGTTTTCATCGTAACCAAGTTTTGACTTAACTCCTGCCCAAAATGTAGGCCAATTGACTGGTTCAATAGTTGGCGGCGGCGGTGACGGCGTACTTTCCTGCGCTGCCCCACTATTCGCCCACTTTTTAAGAAGTATCCCATGTTCCTCTGTTAGCACATCATACTTACCTTCAAAAATGTGCGTGTTATCTTTCATGGCAGTAGCAATATGCGTTTCTTGGTCAAGCATAAAAGTAGCGGTAAATTCATATTCGTAGTTTGCCCTTTGTTCTGCGCCCATTCCTACTTTCTTAGGTGCTTGTTTGCCGTTCTTTTCCTCCAACACATACTGATCCTTGCCGCGCAAACAGTTAACAATGTTACATTTGCTATATAACTGCTTGTCTATAAACAGGTTGTGGCGAGGGTTAATTTTGCCCCAATTGGTGTATGAATTTCCCGGCATCTTATCGTGAATTTCAAGTAGTCCCCCCCGACCACTCCATTCATGCGATCCGCTATCAAGTATGAGATTGTCGTAACCGTTTTGCTCGGCGTATTCGATAACCTCGATGTATTTCTCAGGTGTGTACGGCGGTTGAATATCAACTATGTCATAGTCGAATTCTTCTGCGTAGAAATAACCCCTGTCGCCCTCAGTGTTACCCATCAGTGTCTTACCGCCTAAACCTTTTACTATTCTTAATGCGGTAAATGACTTGCCGGAACCACTCGGACCTATTAATGCTATTCTAACTTTTACCTGCTTACGTACTGCCTTGGTTGCTTGTATTGCCATCTAAAACATCACCTCGCTACTTTCCGGCACGATGCCCTTGCTCACTACAAATGCCTCCCAATAATCCGCCCAATGCAAAAGCAATGTTAACGGATGCTCATGGTTTTTTACGTCCCTTCCGTTTGGTACATATTGCCCATTGTGAAATAATATTGCCTGTACTTCTTCTTCAAGTAAAGGGATAAACTTACTTACGATATGCAGGGAAATATATTCGTGAGCAATTTCCAACCTTTCCTTGTTATGCTCAAAAGGTTTGGCAGCACTCTGAACCATGCCTTCATCCTTCTTTTTGCCCTGTATCATGTTCGGCACATACAAGTCCTTGCCGTAATATGCCGTTTTGCCTATGTCGTGAGTTAATCCAACGATGATACAACTTTCACGACTAATCTGCGGTGCTAGTGTATCCCTTAGTTTCAGCATAATTTCGGTAACATTAAGCGAGTGCAGGAGTAAACCGCCCTCTACCGCTCCATGCTTAGAACCTGCACTACTTGCCGGTGCTGTGAAGAATCCGTTGTTTGCCATATATCCTAGTAAAAGCATTGCCCCAGGTCTTTTTATTTCCTCAAATAGTGCGTTAAATTTTTCTCTCAAAGTTAATCCTCCTAAAATGGTATTGTATCCGGTTCACTCTCCGCCGCCTCAAAACAGTCCAACTTCGGACACATCAAACGGTAGTCTTGCGTTTCCCTCTCGACCAAAATCCCTGCAACAACTTCCATGTCGGTGCTGGGCAAATCAACCCAGACTTTTTCTGCCCCGCATTTTTCACAGTACATGATTTCTCCCATTCATCCGGTACGCCTGCCTGCTCCAAACAGTACGCCGACACTCTTTCAAGTGCATCTGCGACTAATACTGCTTGTCCCTCACGGATACCCTGCGCCCACGATGCGGTATGTTTTGCTAGTTCTGAATAATCGCTTGTGTTCATGCCGGTTTATTGGTGATTAGGGTCAAGTCTTTGGCGCATACATAAAATCCATGAGTTCCTTCACATAATCCATCACAACCATGTCTGGCACCGAAAACATTTCCCGAATCAATTCTAATTGGGTAGGCATCACATAATTTATCAGGATTAATGGCACCTAAAACTGTCCCTTTTTCATTACGAAGTACACTACTATTCATAACAACCCGATCCCACGCTTTAAACATCCTGCTCGCCCTCCTTTGCTTCAAATGAAAAACACACATTGCACCCAGGAGTGAAAAACTTTATACCGTGCTTTTCACATTTGAACGGTATATTTCCTTCGACTTCTTTCCAAAACTTACAGTTATTGCACGTTTCAACTATCGCATTACTCACCGATGCACCCACTTTCAAAGTCAACTTTAAATCTACCCTTGCCAATCTCACTACAAATATGCATCATTGCTCCAACTGCTGCCTCATATTCAACCTGATCCATGACGACTTTTCTTTTGTTGTTGCTGTGCTGCTGTACTATAATGCGGCACGTTTCTGGTTCATAGTAGATAGCGAATAGTTTAGGGTCGATTGGTTTTCTCATTTAATCAAACACCTCAATCTGTTAACGCTCCATAACCATCATACGGAACAATTGTTCTCCAGTAATATTTCATGCTTTCATCTGCTCTAAAATCCCAACCGTTGCCGAATATCGGATTCATAAAGTAGCAGAGTAGTTCGCGTTTCTCTATCTCCTTAATGGTTACCATAACAGGCATTACTTCTAGTTTTGCCACTTTTTCGTATAAGTTCTTTATATATTCAGCATCTTCTAAGTACCAAATTAATGAAGCGTTTTCCAGTTTTCCTTGACGCCGACACATATTGTCGGTATAAAAACTTCCGTCCGCAAACTTAAGCACAAAATAATCTCGCTCTGAAAGTTTCAAACTCTCACCCCTAAAAAAATTTAAAAAATATTCAAAAAAACTTCAAAAATGTGATGACGGTCACAGACTTTACTTTTTTATTGTGCTATTATGAGTTCAGTAAGTCGGAACCGGATTCGGTTTCTAGTATTAAATCAACAACATCACAGTTCAAAGCGGAAGCAATACGCTCCAACGTATTGAGGCCTGGATTAAGATTTCCGCCAATTTCTAAAAGACTGATTTTTTGTTGGGTAATGCCGGTTGCTTCGCTGAGTTCTCGTTGTAATAGTCCCTGCTGTTTGCGGCGATTTTTAATGTTCAACCCAACACGTATTAAATCCAAACTGCTTGTCCTCCTTTCAGTGTGATAATACTGAAAACAGTATTCCTATGCAAAAAAATAAGAACTTTCATCTATTACTATTATACACCTTTTACGGTGTAAGTCAACTGAATTAAGTATATTTTACCGTGAAATTGTCGCTACCAACAACAACCTGTATACTGAATTGAGGATAAGAAATATAATTAAATATATAATAAGGGGGAATATCGGATGGAAATCAAAGATAAGTTGTATAATTTAAGGAATAACCGTGGTTTTAGCATGGATGATCTATCTCTAAAAACTATCACAAAGGAGAATCAGAAGGCCGTATCGACTAACACGATTGCGGAAATTGAAAGCGGCAAAAGGCAAAGTCCTGGTATTAGGACGATAGAGAGACTTGCTACAGCTTTAAATGTAAGTCCCATGTATTTCTTTAATGAAAGTGCCAGGACCGTATTTGATATTTCAGAGGTTAACGAGGTATTAACCGATGAGATTAAGCAAATGCTACTAGACAAGGAAACGCTACCTTACCTATTGCTGGCTAAAAAGGCATATACTGAGCAAATACCGCCTATCATTGTCGAAGAACTATTAAAAACTATCACTAAGGTAAGAAATATGTAAATTATTTGTCGAAATTACGTGAAACTATGTACTTGAAATTTGCGGACATATGCGTATATAATAGTAAACATAAAACATGTGTTCGCAAAGGGGGATGGATTATGAAAGTTAATGCAGTAGCAGACTTCGGAGGTCTTTTCCATTGTGTGGTTGATGGTAAAAACATCACTGTTGACAAGAACATCACCCATGAAGGTATTAGCGAGGTAAATAAAATAGTAAGATATGGTCACACGAAGCAGGATGCGTCCTTGGTTGATGCCAGGGAAGAATATCTCTGTGCTGCCGGTTCCGCATAAAACAAAAACCCCTTCCGTTGTGGAGGGGTTTAATAATTATATTGAAATATGACAAAATTAATGTTAGAATGATTGCTAATTAAATGCCGAAAGGAACCCCCACCGACCAAAGTATGGGTTCCTTTTATCTAAGCGTGAGGTTTACTCATGCCTGCTTTGCTGTTTATTATTTTAGATTATGCAGGCCAAAATGTCAACTCCTTGCCGCTTAGAATTTATTGAAAATTTTATAGGTGGAGGGAAAATTGATGGGACAGGCACTTGCGAAGAACTATGAAAGGTATGCAGAACAAAGAAAAATCACAATTGAACATACCTTTTTCAAGTTAAGATCATATCTTTCTATAGTTAAAAACAACAATAATAATAATGATGATTATGATTGTATCTTAGATAATAAGATTAACTCACTTAGGAGTTATTTAGACAGAAATACGTCTGAAAAAGTTATGAATGAAGGTGCAAATACAATGAATGAAAAGAAATATACTGTGAAAGAAGTTTCTGAAATGCTTAATGTTTCTACCAGGACTATTGAAAACTATATTAGCGCAGGAAAGTTAAAGATTGAATGGGGTAAAGGCAGGACAGGTAGGATTAGATTGATAACCACCGAATCAATAAATGAAATGAAAGAAAATGAAAGAATGAAATATGAAGAAGGTTATGTAATAGACGAAGTTATGAATGAAACTCCGGTTGAAGTAGTTTTGAAAGAAGAAACAGTTTCAAAGGAAGAAGTTCAGAAAATGGCTATTGCTGTGGTGGAGCGAGTTATAGAAAATAAACTTATTATCATAGAAGAAGAATTTAACAGGAAGATAGATGTTATTATAGAGCAAAACAAAGAATTAATATTGCTTAATCATGCTAGAGAAAAAGAAATTGCAGAACTAAAGGAATTGCAAGTAAAAGACAGAAGCAGAATAGACGATTATATTATTAATGAACGTGAAAAACGTAAAGAATGGGATAGTATGCCTTGGTATGAAAAAGTATTTAAAAAGAAAAACCGCCCTTATTAGGCGGTTATACAACTAATTGCTCGTCTAACTTATTAGACTTACCAATATTACAACTATTGCATAATGTTCTAAGGTTATCTGGTGAGTTTAGTTGATTTATGGTCATATCTCTACCCTCTGGACTGTTAACAGGTATTATATGATCTACATGCAATTTAACTCCTTCATCATTAACGCCAGCACCACACCAGACACATCTATAATTATCTCTTTTTAATATTTTTACTTTTAGCGAAGGTGATACGTGTCTACCAAAAGTAATTTTTTTCTCAGATACAAAGACCTTGTTTGGTGATAAAACTTTACTCTTTAGGTTGTTATGTGATTCTGACAATTCTTTATGTTTTGCGACAAGATTATTATATTTATCAACTAAACTATTATAGTTTTTAGCTATTCTATTTCTGTCCTCTACTACAGGACTATGGTATTTATCAAGAAAACACCTACAGCATATAAAAACGCTTTTGTCTGTACCATTTGCGGGTGGTAAAAGATAAGCAAAATAGTTTTCACCACAAATACTACATAACGCTAATTCATTTAATTTTGGAATTATCTTACTCCCTCCCTTTCTAATTTATCTAATACGGCCAACCTGCAATAGTCAGACACTGACAAACCTTTACTATCTGCCATTGCCTTAATTTTTTCCCTCAGAGCATCATTAATACCGTAAATAGTTACTCTATCTTTCCTTCCGGCCAAAATAATCACCTACTTTCTACCTATATTATAACGCCAAACTAACGTCAAGTCAAGTAAATAATGACAAAGTAAGCGGTCCTGGTGGAAGTTCTGGAAAAAGTAAAACCGCCGAAGCGGTTATCACTTACCCATAATTTCATTTGCCTTTTTAATTGCTTCATCAATAATACTGATCAACGGTTAACCTCCCCCTAATTAGTAATGACTAAACTATCATTCTTACACATAGGACACCTGTTTTCATCCCCACCCTCACCGTCATACATAAAGTAACCGCCCTGCATATTTATCTTAAACACAGCACTCTTATAGTCCATGTATCCTGTAGTGTAGTCGCAATCTTCACAGTAAATATCGACCATTGCTTTGCCCTGCTCTTCAATCTCTGCCTCAGTAATGTTATTTAGGAGTTGATTGCTCAACGACTAACCTCCTTCAAGGTACTACTAACCACGACAGACACATGTTCCGATCTGCCATCCTGAGCAATATACTTCGCCCATTTCGGTATTGAGTAGAATTTAATTTGACTATTCACCATTACCACCCACCTCCAAGCACTTCTTAAACAACCCACTCAAGGTTACAGAAGTTTCATTATCCCACGTACTGAACCACAGCAGAAACTTTTCCTCGGCATGGGTAGGAGTAATACCGCCACCCTTTAAAATCTCCACAAGTGCATTGTAGCGAGCAATTGGAGGACTGCAATAGTTTTCTATCTCAACAAGTCTTTGCTCCGCTCCATAGTGCTTTAAACTACATCTAAAGCATACGATATTATTGTCAATCGGCACATAATAAGCAATGTTATTCTGGATAAATTCGACTCCGCATGACTGGCAGCTACGAATTGATGTTGTTTTCATAATTTCACCTCAATTATCTCTACAATCATCTCTAATTGCTCCTTACTGAGAAGATAGAACGGATATTTTTCTAATTTCCTTGCCATTGCCATTTTAGTAACCTTTTCCTCAATCTCAGGCGTTAGCGGTTCAATCTGAAAACTATCTCCATAGGCATTAGGACGCATCCTGTTACCAAATATATCTGCCGACTCGCCACTTTCAAGTCTGATTATGCCTTTTGGTGTTATTTTCTTCACCTTGTCAATAGCAATGATACCACGAAAACTATAGGCAACCTTATCGCCTGCTTTTAGTGATTTCAACCAATCGGCGTATAATTCATTACTCAACTATACTTCCTCCCCTCCGTCAATGATGCGCTTGATCTGCCGCAACATATCGAGAGTAATGTTGTTTCCATAAGGACGCTCAATCTTCCTCTCTATATATCTTAGGACGGAAGTAAACTCCTGCTCATCAAGATACTCCTGCATTGACAGGTATATCTTAAATCCAGGACTATCAATGCACCTAAGAGATTTAATCTCACATTTGAATAGTCTAGAAGTGTTATTTATAGCAATGTAAAAATAACTCCTTCCAACCTTCATAACCTCATATTCATTCGGTTCTTTGTTGCTGCTGTAGTGGTCTTTCACATAAACCCTCTGACCTACTTCCATTAGTCCTTCTCCCTCACCTTTAATTTACTAGCAATATCAACCATAGTTTTATACCAATCACAATTATCTGTAATAGCGCAATCAGCACAGGCATGGTCACTTCTCGCCCTAACAACACATGGGGTCATGACTAGAAAACTACGAACAAGTTGAAAGAAGAATTCGTTAGAATCTCCTTTCTCGTTCTTAAATACCTTAATCTTACTAACAATGTCAACATACTCCCTAACTTTAACGATAAGAAACTGCTTAATGCCACCTGCCGCCTCAACATCTTCCTCCATGTCACTGTCGGAGCTATAGACTGTGTAACCCATAAAGTTTACTATTTCGGCAAAACCGTTTGTATGATACCCAAACTCAATACCTTCGCCGCATAGTTTGGGATTATCCTCGCAAATCTCGGAGTTTAATTCTACGATAGCATCAATAATGTTCATTGGTTATCCTCCCCTTCGGCATCAGGTCCCTCGCCGTATGTTTCAGCACATAACTTAGAATCTGGTAAAAAGAACATGCACCCATCACCGGAAACTGAGCAACTCCATCTACCCGAATCAGCATCAAACTTAGCACAACTACAACCTGCCATTAATCTTCCTCCAATCCCCTCAACTTGACTTCACTCTCTTTTATAAAATCGTCTATCATCGAATAGTCCCAACCTTTGCCGACCGCATCATTCTTAATTTCTTTTAGGTTAGCAATTCTTTTCCTGTAAGTTTCCTTCTTAACCTCAACCGCACTATAACCCTGTCTTTCAACCTCCTCCTCTATGCACTTAATAAACATATCGGCATATGGATGATGTGTTATATAATGAGATAATTTACATCTAACATCGGAACATAACGGAGTTCCGCAAACAAATTGGGCAGTCTCATAACATTCAAACTCTGCCTGACCACCGCACACTGAGCATTTAGTCTTTGCGTGTACCTCGCAGTAGTCTTTGTCCGGTTCCTCTTTGCATATGCCTATCCATGCTCGGTTGAATTTACACATTAGTTATCCTCCTTCGCTCAATCTCCCTCAGACAAATCTTACAAGTAACTTCCTTGCGGTTACTCGTTACTAATTTGCGCTGATAACCACAATAGGTAGCACGATAACCATTAAGTTTGTTTTCATCCTCAAAGGGAATTTTGGCATCGTGTTCATAGTCAAATAGGTGTGTTTTAGGCAATTACCTTTCCTCCTTTCTACTATCCAACCATTCATCAATAATCCTGCGTATCAACTCAGAAACTTTTAACTTCTGCTTTCCTGCCTCCTTCTTTAATTTGCCGTGTCTTTCATCATCCATAAAAATACTTCTGCGCTTCAATTCTGCTCACCTCACATATATTATATACCGTTTAGATATACAATGCAACACTTTTCTCCCGTATTCAGCACAAATCTACCGAAAAAAAATAACCCTTTCGGGTTACTAATATCAATCACCTCCAATATTTCAGGTAAGTTTTAGGGAAAAAGTTGTTGAAATTGTTTTTGGAAGGTGGTATAATATCTTTACTTACGATGCAGGTAAGACCTGTCTGCTTTAAAACGACAACAATGGTCAGACAAAATAAAAGTATGGCGGTTTCAAACGTGTTGCAATAGCGAAAGTCCTTTACGGCAACATTGTATTGATGTAAACTAAAATAGCGTCCGTAATGACGTAGGGCAGTCAATACCGCCACAACACCCAAGAGATCGCAGGCGCAGGCATTGAGGGTGGCAAAACTCTCCAACATATCTTATCTTTAAAGTGTGGGTGTGCAAGCACAGCGAACCTTGACGTACACCACAGAGCGCACTTTAAAAATAGGGTATGTGTGGGGAGTTTTGTTTTGCCCAAAAATAAAAACCCGGCAACCGAAGTCACCGAGTATAAAAGTTAATTCGCGTATTCTAGTTTAATCTAAACTACTTCTTACTATTCACACTCGGAACCGCTTTTTTAAATCCCAAGGACGTTGCAAGCATATACAGCATACTCTCTATATTCCCCGGCACTTCTCGGCCAGTCCACACCAAAGCGCATATTAAAAGTAAAACTATGCTAAATGATGCAATTAGGGCATAGTCAATAATGTCGTGTTTTTGTTTTGGCGAAGTTACTTCATCATAAGCATTTGTCTTGCTTTCTTCGTCCACTAGATTACCCCCTTGTCCCTGAGTCGGGCAAGAATAACCGCCATTTGTTCGCGTGTCATGGGCGCATCAGGTCTAAATGTGCCGTCCTCAAAACCTTTTAGCCAGTCATTTTCCTTGCACCACGCAATATGTCCGGCCGACCACCTATCCCCTGTAACATCGGGAAATGGGCCTGGGACTTGACTAACAGGTTTGTTCTCTAAATCATCAAACAACCTATCCCAAGGAAACGCCGGACCTGGGCAATTGGGACGGTTAACGCTGTCTATGCGGTAATGTCCGACAATATGGTCACGGTCAATTTTAATCCCATGCTTGGCGATTAATTGGCGGTGTAACCAAAGTGTCGCTTGATACTGATCCTCGGTTAATTGACCATTGCCGCCTTGATCCTTATACCCCTCATGCTCAATGCCGATGGTATATAAGTTAGGATCGTGACCATCATATAGCGGCCAATTTGGCTTATTTACTTCGCCGCCGTGCCATGCTTTGTTCTCGTCTGCTACCAACTGAATAATCTCCCCGGCACGACTAATGACGTAATGTGCGCTTGCCTTGGCCGCCGGATTACATAACCATGATACCGCACCACTAAAAGCACCTGCTGTAATGTGATCGACAATGGCAATGATTTTTCTGCCCTGCCTGCTGCTAAAGTTCTTACTCGGTTTTTGTTTAATTTCCATGGGTTATTCCTCCTATTGTCGTATTTTTAACTTGCTGGTAACTTGCAAAAACACTGAATTACACTACCTAAATTTCTTCTTTATAAGTGCCAACCGTTTCTCTCCGATGCCCTTTATCGCGTCCAGTTCGCCCACAGTTACGGGTTTATTCGTTGCACGATACATAATAACTCTCTCGGCCGTAACCGCACCTATGCCCTTTATGTCAAGTAATTCTTGCCGTAGTTGGTTGTCGGTTAGTTGGTTAATGTCTAACTTATCTCTGGTGGCGTATGCAGCACCAGAACATATAATCAAAACGACCAAAATAAGTGAAATAATTTTTACATATTTCCTCATAAAACATCACCTAACTTTGCCGCTACCTTAAAAATTATCTGTATTAAGGTAGTTGTCAGTGTCATAATGGCAATGAGGATGCCGTAAAACTTCCATCTGTTTTCCTTCTCAGTCTTTATGTGTTCCGATAATTCAGCGTTAGATTCTTTCCTTGCCGCCTCTATCTTGGCCTCTAATTCCTTCTGCGCTATCTCCCTTTTTTGATGCAGGGAAACAACCCTATCTTCCTGCAACTTCTGACACTTTGCAAAATCATCCTTATGTGTATAGTTGCCGGCAATTAAAACTCGTAACTCGGTAAGTTGACTGACCATATCTTTTAGCGTTCCCTTAACCTCGGTCATATCTTCCTTTAACCCCTGCACATTATCACTCATCCTTGCGCCCCCTCGGAATGACAAGAATATACCACTTGTATATCTCTACCTCGTAATGTTATGCTGTCCTTGCAGGCGCGGAGGTCGTATCTCCGTATTGCCGATTCCTCGGAGTCGGTGCCTGCTAAAGTCGTATCACCTCATTTCGGCAAAAAGAAAACACCCCCGAAGGAGTGCTTTATGTGTTAATATAGATAGGTCGGTTCTCACAACCTACCTTTTATTGGCATAGGTAGTGTTTACCCTGCCACCACCATAAAGGGGAACGAAAAATCATACCACCTTATGTTCCGGTTAATTCTGTATTGCGAGTACAAATTTTACCGTAATATTCTTGGAGTAGTTTTTGACGTTGCTTATAGTCAGTAATAACATTGGCTAAATGAGCGTCAAAACTCTGTAACCTTTTTATTTCATCAATCTGTTGTAGCGTTAAATAGTCTCTTGTTGAGGTTTCTTTAGGTAATCCATGCTGCAATCGGAACTGTTTAGATGTCACGCCCAAAACTATACGATTAATCATATCGAATTCACTTGAATAATGATAATGTTTAGGCGGATCGTGCAATGCCTGTATTGCATCGGTAAGATCGCGAGATTCCATACGGGCAATGTTACGACTCTCGATGTATTCTTCCATTTCATTAAATCTATTTATATAAGAAATTTTGAACATAGCAGCTTTTTCTCCGGTAAAACCCATTGCGACAAATGAAAATCCATCACGAGATAAAATGTATTCTGGATATTTCTTACCTCTTTCTTTATATGAACTTTCTATAAAGTTGACGGCGCAAAATTGTGCCATCAAACCAGAATCTTCATTTCTTGCTGTGTCTATATGATTATCAATAGCACGAAGAACATTCTTATGTTCTTTCTCAAAAACCTCGGCAACCTTCCTGCTACTAACAACGGGAATTCCTTTAAGGTGAGTTACTCCAAAATCATTCAAAATAACCAATTCGTTAATCAACTACACCCCCACTATTTTATTTAACCGCAACCCATCGCGCATCCCCTGTTCATATGCCAGGCGAGTTTCGCATATCTGCCTGTAAGAATAAGCATCGGACAACTTCCTGAGTATGTCCTGATTTTCCACACCAAGTAGTTGACTAACACGATCTCTGACGGCGACAAGGTTGTCCTGTGCATTAATATAGTCATTGTCGCTTTTGCCTGCCGATACAATTGCATCACTCGCCCGGTCAGCGCACAACTCCGCAAAACATTCCTTGAATCTTCTTTCCATCTTTTCTGCCTCCCCACAACTTATATCTATATGCTACTTCTAATTAAAATTATACTACTCTTATAGTAGTATGTCAATACGACAAAAGTAATATATTAAAAAATAGTTGCAATCCTATAACCCTAAGTGTTATACTGAATACGGTAGGAGGTGTAAAAGCTATGGCTAAAGTAGTGATAAAGGTTTCAGAGTTAATGGGACGACATAGAATAAACCAGAGAGAGTTGACCGCATTAACGGGAATACGCCCCGGCACTGTTTCGCAATTATGGCATGGCACAACAAAGAGGATAGAGATAGAGCAAATCGGCAAACTGTGCCAAGTCCTCAAATGCCAACCTGGTGACTTATTTGAATATATCCCGGACGAAAAATAACCACCCTGTTGAGAGTGGTTATTTCTTTTATTTACCTATACAATTCTTCAAGTTGACTTTCAAGTGCTTCCAGTTCGTATGCTTCATCCTCGTTTATTTTGTCTATCTCCGTTTTGTACCATCTTTCGAGTTCCTCAAAGTAGGAATTAAAGGATTCAGTAATATGTTCTCGCCGCGAAACTGCTGCCCCGGAACCGCGTATACCGCTAGATGCGCTTTCTGAGGCTGCCCTGCCGATTTCTGAATTTAGTGCGGCTTCTATCCTCGCCTTTTCTGTCTGATATTGATTTTCAACCGTCGTTCTTGAATAGTTATAGTCGCTTTTTACTCTCTCAATTTCTCTCTCAACGGTCGCTATTTGAGCATCTTTAGTTGAATTGCTCTGACCAACGCCTGGTGATTGCTGCGACTGATAGTTACCAGTAGTTATGATTACAGTCTGCGTTGCTTCGTCCCATGATACATTCGCGCCGAATATCTCAGCAATTAAACGAACCGGAACCATTACTCTACCGCCAATGTTTTGCGCTGGCACATCAGAATACACATCTTGACCATTGACGTTTATCCCGATAGCGGCAAATGCAGGGACGGACAGCGACATTAAGAGTGTGACCATTAGTAAGATTAGAAACTTTTTCATTCAACAAACCTCCCTAAATTAAGTTAGTCCATTATATGCAGAAAATTCGTTCATAATCTAGGGAGAATTTGTCGATAGAAAAATTTATTTTATCAAACAGTAAACAATGCTATACTGTTTAATATATTTATACAGGAGGCGTTATCATGGCTAAAAAAGAAGGCGAAATTAACGAATATTTCATGGGTATATTTATGATTCTCGGACTAATTGCACTCGTCATAGGTTTTTTCGTAATGATATTTGGCGAAACAGAGTATCGTTCAGTAGACCATGAACCATTAGCGGAAGAACAGTACCAGGATCGATATTGATCCCGGTACTTCTATTTTAATGACTCTAATTGACTAAGTTTATTACCGTAAATATCTTGATAATAAACCATTGCCTTTTTAAGATTTACAAATTCTTCTTTGTCCAGCGACTTAATAAACGCTACCTGTTGCTCTCTAGTCATGCCATACAAGGGATGCGACATTTTGTATGAGCGTATCATACCGTTAAGTGTACCGCCATTAATAGCATACTCTTTCAGATATTTTAACGCCTCCTCTTTGTCTTTGTACCGCACGGCCAATTTATAGTTATAAAGAGCATCACCGCGAATAGATTCACCAGAACCGGAACCCTTTTTCAGCACCTTTTTCTTAAACTCGTCGCGCTTATCGAGTGTGGCATAATAGGCAACCTGTTTCGGGTCCGTATTGTAATAGAACAGGTTTTCAAAAGATTCGTTGTAGGGGCGCATAGGAAGTCCCTTAACGAGAGCGTACTCATTCTCTAAACTAAGAGATTGGAAAAAGTTCTTCCATCCATCCCTAGATGTTTGCGGTTCAAATACGTCAGGGAAATACTTCTTACCGGATGCCGCCTCAACAGGTGCTTTGATGAACGGGGTTACACCCTGCACCCACTTATTCAAGAAATTCTTCCCGGTATTCTGCGCCCATTCTTTGATAGACATTTTACCATTGAGAATGTCACGAATATCTTGAATACTGCCAGCATCCACCCCGAACCAGTCAACGAAGTCCTGCAATGCGCCAAGACGGGTAAAGTTACTTATGCTACCGTCTTTATTGCGCCCAAAGATAATGTGCGGTTTCCTTCTCTCATCCTCGGATAGTTCTTCTTCCTCATCAGGAAAGAAAGTGTTATTCCAGAGTGTCAATATTACCCATAAAGCGGTTGCCATTAAAGCAAGTCTACCAACCCTTAGGGCAAGTGCAGGCGATCTAACAGCAACACCTACTAATAGTTTACGCCCAACAAGTCCGGCAAGTTGATCGTCTCTCGCTGCGTTCTTCATTAACTTAACATACCGCTTAATGTTAACTTCCTGCCATGACCAAAACGGTATCAGATATTCCCTAAGTCCCTGACCGATAACAGAAACTTGGTCATATGCTCCAAGCAGTTCATTCGACAACTTAAACGCCCTATCCTTAATATCGTCTAATGCCATAACCTCGTCCTCATAGCTGGCTGCAAATGTTTTAGGTCTGCCCTCGGCGTTAGGTTTATCCTCGGTGCCCTGCATTTGCTCTAAGAAGTCAAGATATGCGGCATAGCGAAGTATTGCTTCTCTCATGTCGGTTGATAGTCTCACTGTTTTCCAGTAACCTTGCCACACCTTCACAAAAGGAGTGCCGGCTTTATTAAGAAGTCCCTTCTTATTCTCACGCTCGATAATATCAACAAACATCTTTAGTTGATTAATCTCACCAATTTCCTGAGATTGTAGAAGCGTTTCAAATCCTCCGCGCTCAAACCAGTCCTTCATGCTCGGTGTCATTGACCTGTCTTTTTTAAACACCGGATACAACTCCTTGACCGCCTGCGGAACCTTCTTGAACGCCCCAGGATTACCGACAAATAAAGCGTCAGCATCACCGGACAGGTTACGGATATTGTATTTAAAGAACCTCCTCGGTGAAATTAACTGATATACCTTCCATGCCCGTAGTGTCGCCCTGAGACTTTGGCCAAGTATATTTTTACTGGCCTTGTATGGGTCAAGGTTATCAATAGTCAAGATAATCTCGTCAGGTATAACATAGTCCTTAATCTGACCGCCCATGACCATGACACGTTGTAAATCCTCCTGCTTAATACCCAATTCCTCAACCATGCCAGAATAGAGCATTTCGGCCTGCTTAGACTCAATGCTATCAGCAAAATAGAAGATAGTACCTTCCTTCTGTTTAAGTTGAGAATAACCTTTCGGAATTAACTTTTCCCAGGTAACGTATTTCTCGCCTAATTTTTCTTTTAGGAATTTCTGCTTCTCGGCCCTGCCCTTGAATAGCATTGCGGCAGCCATAGCAGGAGTACCGGCGTTATTGCCTTTACCGATAAGTTTTAGTTCGGTTATACGGTATTCCCTGGTTGATACGGTTTTAGTTTCCTTGTCGGTAATATTAACCTTCGCCATACCCTTTTGAGCATGATAAGCAATAACCTTACCGAAACCTTGTTTGCCGGGAAGTCTTACCTGATAACCTACAATATCACTCGGAACGTCCTTTAAGTCAGTTATGGACCGTCCTTCAATGTCCTCTTTCTCACTCGTCTTTAAAATCCATGCCGCATAACGATAAAGTTGATTCGATGATTGATTAGATAACGGTAAAATATCGTCTCGCTTCATACCGTCCTCATCATAATAACTCTCGATTAAGTCACTAATCAGTCCCCGGTACATACCGTTGTTATCCGGCAATATACCATTTACAGCCATACCTGCAAGTTTAGTTATTGCCATAGCCTGCTTTTTGTTTAGCGTCTGTCGGTAAACGTCCTCGCCAGTATAATCTGACCGTTTAATATTGGCGTTTTCGTTCCATTGCTCGGCCATTTCCCTAAACAGAGGCATGATGTTAGTATCGTTGACCTCTATTGCCTGCCGCTTCAATTCCTTAACCAGATTATATTTATCATCCAGCATCTTGAAAAACTTTGCCCGTTCAATGTCGTATAGCATTTGCGACATAATTTCATATTCGGCCTCGATAAACTCGGTGTTAATGTCAAGTGAGGTATTACCCCTTTGCCTTAGATAAGCGGCCTTGGTGGGCATTGTGACCTTCTTTTTGCCCATGTTTGCCTTATGCTTTTCCTCGGCATACTTAATAACCATATGGCGGTAATAGTCCTCTTTTTGCAGTTTCTTTTCGACATTATAACCTATGTCCTTCATGGCCTTGATGTAATCATCCTTAAACCCTGCCCATAGATCATGCCTAAGTTGAACCGCTTCTTTGACCTCCGGGTAAAATTCCATCTCAGCATTAATCTTGACCATGTGCGCTTTCATTTCATCGAGCGTCATGCCGAACCATAGAATCTGATCTTCTGTTACTTCCTGCACTTCTGCTTCATTAATCAGATCATTAAAGATAACCTTATGTCTAAACAGAGTGTAAGCAGGTTTTTTCATTTGGGAAGTCAACCCTTGCAGAACACGTAAAGTCTTATCATTGGCAACTCCAACCTGCTTTTTCAATTCCAGTAGTTGAAAGCGTACCGGCTCAAATCGTTGGCCTGCCGGTAGATGTTCAAATGCTCTGGAAATTTGATGCCATAGAGTTGTCATGTATTCCTTAAACTTACCGGTTTCCTGCGGTTGTCCCTGCGCCATGTCAAAACGGTTATTCGCTTCTTCGTTGTCGATTTTAATCTCCGGTCTTGGCGGTTGTCTGTCCTCTCGGTTGCGCCTAAAGGGATTTCTGCTTACATCCTGCACAGACATACCAATACTCGGTTTGACTTCACCTATCTTTTCGTCAACCATAGCGG